AAAGATGTTAAATCACCAGCACCAGCAGAATCCAAAGCTGATGTAAAGTTTAAGAATCTAACATACTCAGATCTAGAATTAATTACTTCTTTAGCATAAACACTAGTACCTTCAGAGTTCTTTGCATCTCTTAGAATTGACAAGTTGGGGAATGTTTCAAGAACAGTACCTCTAGTGCCAGTAAATGCACCATCTTGGTCAATCACAGCAATGTGAACTTCGTCACCAGTTGAACCTTTGCCTTGAGCAAATACGGACGTGCCAGGTCTAGAATTAAAACTACCTGAATAAGTCCATGCATCAAAGTTGCTATCGGTTGTGTCGGCAGGTAAAATAGAAACCTGTAGACTGTTACCCAATGCGCCAGCATATCTAGCAATAAATTGGATATTACCAGCATTGCCGTATCCATCACTATCGTATGCTGCTAGTGTATCTTGTACATTTCTAAACACTTCATCATTACCGATTTGATGTTTAAAAGCAGTGCTTGGAGTACCAGCAGAGAATGCAATTGCATTGGTATCACCACTATCTACGCCGTCACGTGTTTCACGAACAACTTGAAGAGTGCTTGAATATTTTAAAAATTGAGTGGTTGATAAAAATGCGCCATTATTATCTGTCGTTGGTGCTGCAAATGTAGCTACTAGTTCTGATTCATTTGCTATCAATTGTCTTTGTCCAATTGGACCCCAACGATATTGTCCCACAATTGCGCCTGTAGTAGACTGAACATTCGGTACGCCGCCTGTTAAGTCAATTTCTCTAACTACAACCGCAGGAGATTCGGTAGGTGCTGAAAGTGCCATCTTTTTTTCCTTTTAGGTTAATGATATGATCTCATAATACGGTTGTTTTCTCAATACCTATTATTTATAATTTTAAAAATTTGGGTCGTATTCAATAGCCCAAGCAGAACCAGGATGTGTTTCTATTTGTGCAATGTGATCACTACCATCATCAATAAAACCAAAAGGAACTATATCATCATCAATCTCTCTCATCTTTTGTTCAAACAACATTGTCTTAAGATCAATATTTGTCATATCATTAAAGTATTGAGTAGAGATAAAATATCCAAACATAACTAAGTTCATCATCAGATCATCATGATTACCATTACTGGCTTCATAAGACTGACCACGAGCTTCGAATGTTGAAATTTCTAGAATTGTATTTTCATCTACAATTTTAAGTTTATTATTTTCTAATACATCTTTAATTGCAGAACAACCCAGACGTTTTACTTTACGAGTCATTTCCACACCAAGTGCATTTGCCTTGACTGCAGACTCTACGTGCATATTTTCATACTCCAAGTCATGGTAAAGTCCATTACAGACGACACCACCTTGATCATTAGCTTCAATTACAACATATGCTTCATTGTAGATTTTCGCATACTTATAGATAATATTAGGGAAGAGAATGGGAGACATAACATTATTGCGATATACGGCAACCTGTTCAAACGGACTCACAGTAATATCGATCACGTTAAACGTAGAATAGTCCTGGCCTCTTCCCTTACTTACATCCACGGTCATGATATACTCATGGCCTTTTACGGTCTCTTTATATACGTTGAGACAATTATTTTCCAATCTTCGGATAGGTTCGGCAGATCTAAACTCCATTAATGTCTCTGCATTAATTAGTGTATCACCAGTACCAAAGAAAGTATTTCCAAATTCTTGGTCAAATTGCAATTGACTTGTGTTGGCAATTGTCTGCTTCTTCCATGCTTCATCTCGGCCTGGAACATCCCACCAATCAACACGGAATGGTTTAAATTCACTTACACCTTGAATGGCGCCTTCCCAGATCTTTTGGAATGTATTACCAATACCATTTGCTGTGGATGTAATAATAACTTTGGTCTCAGTACCAGCAGCAATTACAGGGTATGTTGAAGTATAGAATTCTGTGGCACGTTCAACGAAGGCAAACTCGTCCAAATACAATAAGTTAACTGATAAGCCTCGGACAGAGGAACCTGAGGTTGCACGTGCCAAGATCCGTGAGTGATTTGAAAACTCAATTGAACCTTTATTCAGTGCTTTTGTGCCAGGTTGTAAAAAGAATGGAATGTTTTCCAACATCAATGTAATACGACTCAACATTTCACGTGCCGTATCACCCTTGTTGGCAAGAATTACAATTGTTTTCTCTGAATGAAATAAAGCATACCAAAGTAAATATGCACAAGCAGATATGGATTTACCACTTTGCCGACATGCCAAAACAATATTAAATCTGTTTGCATTAAACTCTGCAAACATATTACGTTGATACTGATATAGATTAAAGGGTACTAGACCTTTATCAAGTGAAATAACTTTAATATATTTTTCAGTAAAGTACTCTGGGTCGTGCATGCACTTGGCATACTCTTGGATTAACTCAGTAGTCCATTGCTGATTTATTCCATCTCGTTTAACATTAGGGTTACCGAGATAAGATTCATTAACTATCATTCATCCTCATCTTCATCATCTTCATCATCCTCTTCGGCGAGCCAGTACTCACCAGATTGCATAAAATAATTCAATACCTTATAATCTGCTTCGTCTTGTGAAAGTGCAAGTACTTTGGCTACAGAAAACCCTTGTTCATTAATAATTAGACTAAATGGTAACCTACCATGAAAACAAAAATCTTCGGATAATTCAAATTCGACAAAGAATTCTTTCAGTTGCATTACTCTGTTTAAAACAGACTGAACTTCTACCATAAGAACCTCCTAAGTTTTTGGTGTTACATCTATCGCGTTAGTTTGTTGTAATAGTTTTTGTAATTCAGCAGTAGAACCAAGAAATATATTATTCTGTTGGTTCTCTATTTGTGCTTGTGGTTTATTACTTGGCTCTTTTTGATTAATGTCTTTATTCTTTTTATTTAGATCCATTAATCTATCATTAACATCACTGACGTTTTTAATCATCGTAGCCAAGACTTCAAATGCTCTAGGATGCTCTGATTCACGAGCAACTTCAATCATTAAATCCAGTGATTGTTTACCTTTATTAATCAGATCATAATATGTGTCACGTGAATATTCATAATCAGTTTTAATATTATCAGAATCATTCATAATGTTTAAGCACTATCGGCAAAAGCCAAATCAATTATTGTATCAAATCCAAAATCACTATCAGCAGAACCAAATGAACCTAATGGATCCGGTGTGGTGGTTAGTGTTTCCAATTTAACATCAGAATCTGCCAAACCAACCCCAATTTGATGTAGGTCTGTAATAGCAGTTTTAATAACACTGGATTGAGCAACAGGTCCGTGGAAATTGATTTTCATCTCAAAATCCAAAGTATATATTATAGTTCTTCTTTGCTCTAATGCACCATCATAATCATCAGTAAATGATAACGATTGCATTGCAATAGGTACATCTTCTTTAAACTCTGGATATACCGTAGGAAATGGTTTAACAGATAACGTATACTGAGGATTAAAATACGGTAAAATTTGCTCAACAATCTGTAATGCATCATCATGAGATTTTGCATATACATTTAATTGAAATGTAAGTGTATAGGGTACTGGTGCAAAAAATGATTGTCTTGTAGTCGATACCGAACCTAGTGTATTAAATGTACTAGTCTTTGCCAACTGACGTGATGTATCATATGCAAAGGATGTAATTTCAAAAGACATCCGTGGCAACTTAATGGCGACTTGACTATTATCGGTAAGACTTGGATTTTCTCTAATACGTTCCAAATATTTGGACTTTGGCGCATACGACAATGGTGCCTTCACTTGGCTAATGACGCTACCAGAAGAGTTCTTCCGAAGGACGTATATATTATTAAACAGACGACCAAAAATGGCTACTGCTTTTCTAACCTTTTCATGATAAAAATACGTTCCAAACATTAATTATTCTCCGGATCACCAAAAGGATTAGCTTCTGTAAAGTCTAAGAAATCATCCGATAATGTGCTGAAATCGTCATTCTGTTCATTATTGGAAATTTGATTATTTTCACTAATTGATAGAATAGTAAAATCAGAATCTGCTCTATAATCCCCTGTTATTCTAATTGGTCTTGATGTCACAAACTCATGATATTTACCATCATTGGCACCAATATGAATGAGATGTAAGTTACGATCTGAATCTGACCAACGTGATACTTCACCAACCATTTGCAGGCCAGATGCAGAATCCAAAATCTGTGTTGCAGTATCACCAATTCTATTGGCAACACTCGTAGTATTTAGATTCAGTATATATTCATATGCATTGGCTTGTTCAATTGCATCAATATTATCAACACCGGTATTAAGATTCTCATCATTGTACTCAAAGAGTTGACAACGCATCTTATAGAGCGGCAAGTTACCCAATTGGTAAAATGGTTGCTCATGCTCAACATGATTAATCTGAAATAATTTCTTTGTCAATGGTAGGTAAATTAAATCACCTTCATTTGGTCTATCATTAGTTATTTCATTCTGATACTTACCAACAGTTGTTGCCCAACGTTTCCGTGCTACAACAAATGTTGCTTCATCTCTAATCTCTACACCAAAGCGACTGAATAGGTCACCTTCGCCATCAAAGCCTTCAATGTTTTCAATATACATCTCAATCTTATAAGATGAATTGAACTGTGACGGAACATCATCACCAAAGATTCTATTTTCATTTACCAGTGTGCGTGGTAGATAATAAACGTCTTGACCGTAGATCTTAAGCGACTCAATGATAATATTTTCATAAAGATTTTGCTCTGATCTTACCTGGTCTGAAAAGTATAGATTACGCATTATTATCCCACAAAGAAGTCTGGTGGCATTTCATTCTCAAGTCGAATGTCTTCTTTTAATTTCTCTAACTCACCAGTAGCATCATCATACATTTGTCGGCCATTTAGTGTAACACCACCTGGCAGTTGCATACCATCAAACTTAATAAGGTTCTGACCCCATTGTTGTTTAATCAATGCAGTTGAATATGCTTTTAACCACTTATCGTTATAGATCGCGGTATGTGTCTCTGGATTAATTGTCTCATAGACTTCGGCAACAATATAATCACCTTC